TTTAGTTTCCAACTGATAAAGATAGGCATAAATAGATAACTGTAAAGAGTAAACATTATATTGACAATCAGATAAATGTGAAACTGGTTGATTTAACCAATGGTCGTATTCAGATATAAACCTAAACTTCTTATTTGTTTTCCAATCCCATACATTAAAATAATCACCACAATCTTCAATAATGTCGGCAGTACCGGCTAATTTATGTTTCTCAGAGAATAATATGGTTTCAGGATATATTGTACCTTTAGTCATAGGATCAATTTCTTGGAACTTTGAGATTAAACTTCTTTCGTAATCATTCTTGGGTATATAGATTTTATTGGCTAAAAGATAACGTTCCATGATTTCATGGATTTCTGTACCATACTCGTTAGCCTCATCATTAATACGCTTCCATTCAGCAAGAATTTCTTCTTGTGACATGTTTTGATATTGCTCTTTCTTTTTAGACGGGTCTTGCATTGAAATGGCAAGAGCTATCTGTTCGGAATTAAATTCAGGTTCCAACATCCCTAAAACTGTTGTAACTGATTTAAATTTTTCCCCTGTGATTTTATGAATATATTTGTGTTCTACTGGTTCTAACCATACAACACTTTCTCTTTTACTTGCCATATAAACCCATTTCAGCTAATCCCATAAAAGCTTTCATTTCATTTTCTCTAATAATATCACAAACTTTTTCAGAAAAATCATCTTCAATAAATAAGGCATCGGTATTTTTTATAAAATCTATAAGATCTTGTAAACCCTCTTCTTTAAGAATCTGTCTTATTTTTTCTTCGTTAATGTATCTTTTATTAAAACTCATATTGAACTTTCTTTTAATTTAAAACTTGATTTTAAAACATCGATTACACCTTCACGACTAAACTCTTCGTTAACTTGTGAAATATCATAACCATCATTCATTTTGATTATTTTAACTTTTCCGTGTAACCTACCCACATTTAATTGTGAATAAATTTGTTTAGCTCTATCCCACGCGTCATCATCTAATAAAACCACAACCCAACTACTAGCCTTCTTCATTAATGTATCATATAATTTTGGGTGTAAATCTTTACCTAACATTGGTATTGAATTATAAACAACTATATGGTCAAAAGGTCCCTCAACAATATATATTGTAGAATCCCAATTAACTAGTTGTTCATTGAAAATAACTTCTTCTCTAGGTAAATCAGGATTTTTATACTTTGGTTTTTTTCTTGCCGACCAAGCTCGACCTGTAAAATAATTTAACTTACCGTCTTTATCATAAGAAGGGACAATAATTCTATAAGCATACTCACCTTCGGTTGTATAACCCATTTTGAATTTAAAAATAATATCTTGTGGTAAATTCCTCTCCTTGGTTAGATAATTCCAAGCTTCTTTATATGGTAAACTGTTTGGGTTGGTGCCTTCAAACGGTATGTATTCTTCAGGGAGATGAATTTCCCTAACCTCTTGAATAGTTTTTGGGTTTGATTTAATTTCACTTAACTGAATACCCAATTGTTTCAGTTTTTTTCTGTGATCTTTCCGACCAAACTTGGTTATTAACTTGGATAGTGAACCGTGTGTGTTGTGAGTTCCACCACACGCCCAACAATGATAAACACCTTTACCGAGGTTAACTTCAAAGTTACCCTTACCATCACCGTCTGGTAAGTCTTTTTCAGCAGAACAAACAGGACAATCAAAAGAATATTGTCCTTTAGTTACATTTTCCTTACGTGGATTACCTAAAATTTCAAGGATTATGTCTAATAATAAAGAATTTTCTATTTGTCCCATGATATGGGAAAATATAATAAAAATAAATCAGTTTGTAAATTACTTCCAAATACCTTCTTTTCTCATATGTCCTAAAACACAAGTATATGCATCGGTCATATCAAAATTTTCTTTTTTAAGTTTCATATTTTTGTCATACTCCCAAACAATTTGTGGTTCACGGTCGGCAACCTTGTCCCAAATAACTTGTTTTTTGTCAACCTCCCAATCATAACCACCAAAAAGAACTGGTTTTTTATTTTTTAAATCCTTTTCTTTGTAAGGTTCACCTTTTTTGTCGTGGGTTCTGATTGCCATCAATTCAGGATATGCATAAGCCCTAGAATCGTAAGAAGTTATAAATTCAGGTACGACACCCAAAACATCATCAACCACTTTTGAAATCATCCCATTAAACCTAAGAAGAGTTCCGACAGTATAAACATTATTGGAGTTTAGAAGTGGTTCTTCAATTACAACCTTTTCAATTTCAAGGTCCATGTACCTTGTCAATAACTTTTCAAAAGCATCTACTTTTTTAAAAAGTTCCTCCAATTTATTCTCAGGTTGGGGTTTAATTTTTGGGGTAATGTGGGTTAATTCCAATAATTTACCGTCTTCCTCGAATAAAGCCATGCCGATAGTTTTTGTCGACACATCTAAGCCTAAAATTTTCATAAAACATTTTTATATATTTTTATTATAAATTACTTACACCATCCCATGATAAACTACCAGTTTGTGGTGTTATTGGTTCGGATAAAGGTAAATCCAAATCAAAAATTAAATAATTATCTTGTTCTTTTACTAAAGCCATATCTGGTTTTACCACCGCTAAACAATCACCCTGTAAATTATGTAAAGTTATCGTACTCGCCGCTATACCACAATTTTGACCTGTAGCTATGTAAGAGCTATTGGATGAAGCCACCCATTGATTCGGTTCCATAACTATTTTAACATGTAGATTTTCTGATAAATCCATGTCAGCTGCATTAAAAGCTGTTTGTCCAGACGTGAAAGTACCCCCAGTGATTGAAGTCGGATCTCCATTAACAGTGGACCAATCAAAAGCACCAACTAGTTCAGGATCAAAAATAAATCCAAGACCATAATTTAAAAACATTGCACCGACAATCCTATCATAACCACCAATACCATTATATTGTGTGTTACTTGGATCGAAACTTATTAAACGAGCTCCGTTAGAATATTTGTTAGTATTGTTGTATAAATAATTCCAACTAATACTAGAACCTGTAGCACCAGAAAATGTGTTATAAACACTGTCTGTTACTAAATAAACAATACCACTATCAAAATAAGGGTAATCAGAAGCCGGATTTGGGTTTTTACCGTCTATATATTTATAACCTATCCCAAAATTATTTGTATACTCTGGTGATGGTTCACTTTTAAAAGTATCTGCTTTAGTACCAGAACATAGGTTAGTATAATCTTTTTGTAAAATATCTGGTTGATATATAAAGGAACTGTATAAGGTTGTGGCTGTTAAACCTGAAGTCATACCAGTATAACTAGAATTTAAAGGTATGTATAAGGCCTGATTTTGACCGTAAACTTGTACCCTATAATTAGAATTTGGTACTGTAAAAGCTATGCCACCTTTATTGTAAAAAGCTTCTGGTAGATATTCTAAAGAAGTACCGATTAAACCCCCGTTAACATAAGGTTGATTGGCAGAGTTATAATCAGATTCGGTCCTCATACTAAAAAAAGACCATAAATGTGATAAAGAACTGTTTAAAAAATTGACATCATTGTAGGCTGGTATTTGGAATAATTTTAACTCTTCCCCTCTTGCCATAGTATAAACACTTGATATGTCGACATTTTCTTTTTGATATACGTTTTCTACTTCTTGGAATGCCATAATTAAACTGTTGTAAATAATGTTTTATTGTAATATAGATGATCCAACCTTAAAAAATCTATGTTTACATATGTAACTTCACCGTTTTCTTTTTTAAAAACAAAATTTTTATTATTTGCTGTAATAAAATAGTCTGTATTAGAATTGGTTGGATTTGTTATTTGGTCTGGTATCCTATAAGGTAGATATTCCGGACTATATACTGGTATTATTTTTGCCATTATAATAATTGTATAGGATTAGATGTGGTGTTATTAACGTCATATATAAAATTCAACCTAACATTACCACCAAATTTATTTGTTATAGAATTTATTTCAGGGTGTGTTGCCAATACTTCCATATTAATCGGTAAGGTATAATAGTTATAGGTACTATCATATATGCCATAAGTTTTCATAAAAAGAGTACCTTGATTGATTAACCCATTTAACATGTTATCACCATTACCATTGACGTTAATCATATTAATAGCGTAACCAATTAAACCGTTTTTAGTTTGGAAAGGTGTATTGTTAGGTAGGTAGTAAATATTTGTACCTACAACCGCTGCCGGATATATTGTTTTATAACCAGCTAAATCTGAATCTTCTAAATCTGTAGTTGAAATAAAATTGTTATTGTTTACCCAATAACCCCATTTATTTGGCTTTAAACTGAACCTACCAGAAGTACCGTTAATATTTGTCCCATTTACGGGATAGGTTGAGAAAGAAATTAAAAAAGGTGAACCGAATCTAATATTACTATTATCAACCATTACCCTTTGTCCACCTTGTTCTAAAGTAACACCTATAGGTGATATTTTAGAAAAATTTTGTTTATCAAAGTCTGTTTTAAATTTATAACTAACGTTAAGGTTTGTTAGGTAATTAACGTCATCATAGTTTTTTGTGGAAACATTTAAAGTCTGTATTGTAGCAGTTACATAGTCCCATAAATCTAAAACTAAATTTTCTGTCATATTAAAGGCATAAGTCGCCGAATTTAGTTGTTGGAACCAAGGATATAAATTTATATTTATATTTAAATTTGGTTGGTTAAAGTCTCCATAAGAACACTCCTCATTTACAAAACTAAATTGTACTTTACTAAGTGCGTTTTTAACTTCAGTGGGAACGGGTTTATTTAAATAAACACCTGTGTAGTTAGCAAAAGCACATTCTGAAGTTGTTATAGTGTTATGACTACCAACGACACTAGGGATTAATGATTCTTCGGAACCCACTAAATAATTATGGTAGTTATCGTTTAAGTTATAATAAACTATATTGTCTATTAAACCAGAACTTATTAAAGTTTTATAACCAAGGGGTGTTAACGCTGTTTGTAATGTTGCCATTATACTTTTAAATTATCTTTAAAATTTATACTATCTGATACCACTGTTTTTTTAGTACCACTTATATCTACCATTAATCTAGGATAGGCGTTTACCAAATAATTAACTTCATCATCCCAAAGAGTATAATAAAAAATTTCTTTTTCTAAACCCTTTTTGGCTAAAGTTTTTTGACCCAATTGTGTTAGGACAAATTTTAAACTATCTGTATCACCATTTATAAAAGACATTATAAATCAAAAGCAACTTCAATTATTATTGTTGCATTAGGTACCTTTTCAATCGGTAGATTCATTTTACCTATAGCAACCAAATTTTGATTAACGTCATAAATACCAACCTCACTTATATGTACTCTTTGATTTGAATTTTCCCAAGTAGGGTTAATACTCCAATTAAACATTGTTGGTGATACAGTAAATACAAACTTTGTTCTGTATTTATATGTTGCACCCACAGCTTCAATGTTACCGAAGAAAAATCTTTCATCACCAAATTGTAGGTTATTAGTTTCTGAAATTTGTGGTATCTTAATAAAATTACTTAAATCATAAGGTACCCCACTTAAATAATCTGTATTGGTGATTTCGTAGATTGATGTTACTAGATTATTAGGATCAATTCTATTACCAACTGTGTGTCCGTTAATATCTGATGTATAATCTATTAATTTCCATTGTGTAGGATCAGGATAAGTACCTAAAGGTTGTTTTTGTACCAAAATATAAAATTTATCTGCGTACCAACCAGTACCACCAGTAACTGTCATGTAAGGAAATTGGTTTGGTAGTGTCACTTTTACTGTTTTACTATCGATAGGGTTACAATCACAATCTTCTGTTGTTACACAAACAAAATTTTGACAGTGTAAACCTGTAGTATAACCAGAAGAACTTTCTAACAAATAAGAAAGATAAAGTACTTCAGTACCGTCTAACACACCATCTACTAAACTCCCTAGTTGTGTATTTAAAGTAGGTAAAGTCCAATTACGGTTAGATTTATAAGAAAGAGCCGCAACTAACTCTTGGTCGTCTATACTAAACATGTGTAATTCAGGGAAAATTCTACCAACTTTACTACCAAAATTATCAACTAAGTTATAATAAGAAATATTTTTTTGATTGTTACTATTTGTTTGATAAATTGTCTGACCAGATAAAGTTACGTATTGTGTAAAACCAGAACCGCTGAATACTTGCCCAATAGTCGTGCCAGTTTGATTTCTGTGCCACATTAAAGTTGGCATTATTAATTTAGGTGAACTTGGTATGGTTGTGTCTATATAAAATTTTTGACCATATTTTAATTCACTTTGATTGTCACAAGTTTCTTTGTTTGAGTAGTGAATGATACTGATAGAAGGTACTATATTACAAAAAGAATTTGCTGAAAGTGTTAGAGGTGTTGTAGTGTTTACAATGTTGTATTTTTCAGATGTATAACCAAAATATTCTTTAGTACCTACATAACTTTCAGAACCATATAAATTAAAAGTTTCGTGTGTTGCCGGATTTACCCCAGCAATTGGGTATGTCCAAACATTATTCATGTTCCACACACAACCACCACTAAAAAACCCATTATCACTAAACAAATAATCTTTAGAAGTACCTGTACCTAATGGGTAAAAAGTTGTCCAACAATAATTGGAACCAGCGTATGTTGAAAAATTAGCGAAATTTCTATCTATCTCGACTTGAAGTGTGTTAGCAGATAAGCTACCACTCACACCTTGTACTTGATACCACAAATAGGGTACCGGCGTATTAAGTTCAACTACCGCCTGATTTTGTGTTGATGTTAACTCGTCGTTAGTCATTTTAACTAACATTAAATCCCCAACTTTTGGTTCATAAGTATTTGAGCCGTATGTTGGTGCTTGATAAACAGGAATTGTTGTACCGCCAGTAATACCAGAAATCGGTATTATTGTATCTGATTGTAACACATGACAAATAGTGTCAGTATACGCTGTATATTCAATAGTTGTACCGGTGCCGTATTCAAAAAACCCTGTTTTTGGTGCCGTAGTTAACGTCTCTAAAATAACCGGATTAAGTGTCGGTATCGTTAAATAAGTATTTGTTGCGTTAGCTGTGGGTAATATTGGTGTTTTTAAATCGGGGTTATATGCTTTGGCTCTTATAATATTTTCTAACGTAATGTCATAAGATTGACCTAAAGTTGTATAATCAATTTCCGAATCACCCAACCTAAATGTATCAAAATTTAAAAGACCTAATGAAAGTAATTTTCTACCCTCATTTGTCATTCTCGCACTTATTACGATGTTACTATTTTTATCGATATAACTCACTTTTTACTTTATTTTATAAATATCGTTATCTTTATTATTTTTCAATGAAATAATCTTTTCTTAATTTGTTAATAGCTGTTTTACCAGGAACAACACCAAAATAATAGTAAGGTATGTTTGATCTACTATTCACGTTATTCCTTTGGCCTCTACTAATATATCTATCCCAACTGTCAGAGTCGGCATCTTCGGGACTAAGATTTGCGTTTAATTGGTTATTGTTGTTAAACCATCTGCCAACTAAAGGATTTGTTGAGTTGTAACCTACGCATTCTGTACCACCACCAGTTTTACCACAAGGACTAAATCTATTGGCACTTGCCGCATCTACTATAAAACCTCCATAAACAACAGGGTCGTTGGTAAAATCACCGTAAGGGTTATTAATACCTTGATACCCTGGACCACCGAATTCGTCTTCATTTGGTGGTACTTCTGATAATTGTTGGTCCGTGTAGATTTTTGAAACTTCTTTCATAAAGAAAAAAGGATTGTCCTTTAATTCATATTCGTGACAAGGATACCCATCAAATAAACCACTACCCCAAAATAACTGTTGTAAACTACATCTTGGGTTTGTGAAATTTTTTGCGCAATATAATATAACGTCTCTTGGATCTTCGTAGGAGGTTTCTTTTAAACTATTTACCCATATACTCGGATCCCAACCATTTTCAAAGAAAGTACCAGTGTAAAAAGTAGGTGATTGTGTATACTGTCTCAATCCTTGATTTGCTAAACTCGCTGTCTCAATCTCTTCAATAGTTTCTTGACATAACTCAACTCTACCTAATGAAACTATTTTTGTTGAAAAAAGAGCATTACAATATATTATATCATCTAAATCTGCCGCACCTGTTTTACCGTTCTGTATTGCGTAGTTGTGATTAACGTCATGGTAATCTCTAAATTGTCCGATACCAGTTTTTGTCTCACCAGGTCCTCTTAATAAACATCTATCACAAGTATTACCACCATCAGTATCTATACAACATTGATTAGTCACGTAATTATCTCCCCTACGTTGGTCTGCCCCAGGTCCACAAAATTTTTCTTTTTTAAGTTGTCCGGTGGATTTTTTAATTCTTCTTTTGTATTTAAATTGAAATAGATAAGCAGAACCAAATACCCAAGCGTCGTTAAAAACCCTTCTAATAACATTTCTATTTTCAGCAGCATTTAATTTAGTACAACACTTCCAATCTTCTATCAGGTTAATACAAGTATTTTGTATATTATTAAAGTTAATAGTAATAGCTTGTAAACCAAATTTGAAAAAGTTTTGATTTACTATATTAAAATCAGAATTACTACAATTAACACCACAATAAAAACTACCGTTAGAACAACTTTGTGGGTTACAATAAAACCAATTACCGTTAGGTGGTACTTCATATTCATCATTTTGTGGTGCACCTTCACAAGGTAACTTAAATGAACCTATAGCATTACCCAACCAACCAAATGGACACACTTGAAACCCTATATCTACCAAAGTAATATCAAAACCTATTGTAACTTTAACAATTGACCGCCACCATGAAAACCTAACCCTTACACACAACCTAATACAAAAAGTTATTATTAATATTAATAATTTAATAAAAAAAGTTACAACATCTATAAAAAAAGATATTATGTAGTATATAACATCAAACTTCCATATAGCATTATTAAATGGGAATAAATTTGTTTCACCACTAACATCTGTATTTTTAAGACCAATAAAACTAAATCTATTAGCACCTTTTTTATATTTTTTAATAAAATGTGCTATAGTATATATTTGTTTCCATTCAAAAGTATGGAAATCTAAATCTATTCTAGCGTTAGGGTACACGTTATTGTCATATGCAGCAATTTCATCTGTAAACCTTTGGTCTTGTGTACCATTTGCTTGTACGGGTGAACCAGTGTCAACCACACCCTGTGTACCACCGAAATCAACACCCAAACTAGGAAACAAAAGTGTTGCTGTCCTAAATTTAGGGTTTTCATTAGGTTCAGTAAATTTCATAGCAAAACGATACATACCTCTTGTAGGTAAACCTATTGAAGGATCGGGTGAAGGTACTATATCACCAAATTCATCAGTTATGACGTGTGCTAAATTTAAAGGTAAGGCTATAACAAAATTACCGTCATCATCAATTAATTCACCCCCATCAATATCAAACTTTTCTAAATCCGTAGGTTTGATGTTATTGTTGTTGTACCATTCTACTTGGGAGTACTCTTTGACCCTAATCATCCTTATAGTCCCAGCACTGGTTTTTAAATTATCTTGTTCGCCTTGATCGTTTTTAGGGTTACAACCTTTATTTATGGCCATTTTACCTGTGTCAGTAAAAATAGAACCAAAAAATAAAGAAGAGGTTTTAATTTGAAAATTGGTGTCAAAATCTGCTCTTGTTATACCAATTTCACAACTTTCAGGGTCACCCCAAAATGGTATGACATCAACACTTATATTACCAGATTTAATTTGTGGTAGGGTATCTAAATTTGTTGATGTTTTAAATTGTGTTTTTGATTTGAATAATTTTTCTGGATAACCATCCGCTATCATGTCATAAGGTCTGATACTAGCGGAACCGGCATCACTTAAGTCAACATCCATATGAACAGTATACTGACCTACTGGTACACCAAATAACATAAAATCACCCGCAGCGTTAGTTTTTGTGGTATATTTATAATATTTATCAAAAATTTCTAAAATTAAATCACTATCTAGAACTTCTTCTTTAGAAGGAAAAGTACCAACCGGTGTGTTTAGTAAACAAGTGGATTTGGACATTAATAAGTTATATCTAACACCGTCAGAATTTTTCTGATATGGTGTTTTAAAAGGGTATAAATCTTTTATCAAAAGATTTTTTTCATCCTCACTTGTAATAGGTATAAAAATAGAAACTTTTGAATTAGGTACACCAAAACCACCGTTTGCTATAACTCTACCTACTACTACACCGTAATTGGAACAAAAAGTTTGGTATAAATCTTCTTGACTAATTTTAAGACTTAGAATCTCTAAAAAATCAAAATCTTGTTCTAACTTAAACCTTACATTTTTTGGTGTTCCAGGTGTGGTTCTTATCCTAATTGACTCATTTGCCATTAATACGTATTTTTAATATAACTATTTGCTGTATCAAAGTAACCCTCCGCATAAGAACAGGTTGTTACTTTGTTATTTAAATAACCGGTATATGTTACCTCAAAAGTCACTTTAAATTTGTAATAAACATTTAAAGATAAATTATTAAAATTAGCTTGATAATTGGTTTGTCCTGGTACAAAACCTACATAAAGTGTGTTTGTTAGAATACCAGAATTGTTATCAAAAGCTTCGATTATAAATCTACCAGTAACATTACTATTAGTAAACGTTGGTGGTACCGACCATTGTGGTGTAAATTGATTTGTTTTTAAACTACCATAATTATTACCTTCTGAACCTGTAGAGCTTGCGTAACCAAAAACTGTTATGATGTCACCCACATTAAAAGACGTGTTATTTTTATCAAAAATTATTCGTCCATCAAATGACGTACTTTTAAAAAATTGAAAGTCTTCCGCTAATTTGACACCGTTTACTGTGACTATTAAAGCATAATTTGGATCTATAGGTAAGGTTGTAAAAAATTCATAATTTAAAGTTACTGGGTTAAAATTCAATGTATTGTCACCAGTAGTTCTGTAACTTGGTGATGTTGTAGATGTAAAACCATCTAATTTTATTGTATCAATAAAATAAGAGCCTAAAATATTAGTAAACCAAGAACTATTAGTAGCTGCTTTTATGTATGTAGCTATCAACCAATCAGTTGACTTTATACTTTCATAAATTTCCACGATTGGTGGTGTACCGTAACCCCCTTGTTGTATCAAAGTGTAATCTGAATCTTGTGTTAATTGTACACCATTTAAAATTAATAATATTTGATTGTTAAGTGGTATGGAGGTTAATATAAAATAATTAAGTTCATTATTTATTGATTGTGGTCCTCTAGCCCCAACATAACCATCAATAAGTAGTTTATCATTAACTAAAGTGTAGTCAGGTACACCTTCTGTACCTGGTGGTGCTAAATTAGGTGTGGGTGGGTCAACTACAGTCATAAAGTAATAATCACTACTACTTTGGAAACTGTTGTATTGTGTGGTACTAACCCAATTATCAAAAATAATACCTGGGTTACAATCTTTACTCACAAATGTATAGTAGGGTCTAATTAAATATTCACCCCATGTTTTCGGTAAACTACCCTCTAAAAAATCTTGTTTAACATAATCCGATGTTATATAAGCGACTTTTTGACTGTTGTATTTTGTACCATAAACCGTATTATTGATTGAATTGTAAAAAATGTATCTAACCTCATCATTAAAATTAAAATACTTTTCAATTTCATTGGTTGCACCATCCAATCTATAAACAGCCGAATCTAAAAATGTTGAATAAAAAATATTATTATTTGTAGAATCAAAATCTATAGCGTATGGTTGTGATGTTTGTGTTGGTATAGTTGAGTAGGCCCCAGTTACACAGTCTAATATTAAAATCTCATCATTGTTATAATCTGTAGCGTATATAGTATTATTTATTGAGTTAAATGTTGCTCCATTAAAATCTGGTGAATTACCTAAAGTTATTGTTGAGGTAACGGTTCCAATTGAATTAACAACATCTATACTACCTGCTGTTGAGTCAGAAAAAACATAAAACTCATTGTTTATTGAGTTGTAAACTATTTGTTTTGTTGTGGAAAAAGACAAACTAGCAAATATTGCTGGGGTTAATGTATTAGCATCTATCTGTACAACCTTACCACTACTAATATCAGTTAGGTAAAAAATGTTATTAGATTCCACATAAATTATATTATTATAGTTAGAAGGTCCGTAAGATATCGGTCCTGCGATTATGGTGTTTGTTACACAATCTAAAACCCATATATTGTTAGAAGCGTTTTCTATAATAAATAATCTATTATTTAAAGAATCATAAGCTGTAGCTGTAGGTGTAAAACCTAGGGTAGACGGTTCTATGGTAGTTATAACCTGATTGATGTTTGCATCTATGACGGATATATTTTTACTTGCTCCACCTATATTAGAAACATATAATAAGTTATTTTGTGTATTATGGGAAATCCAATAAGGTAAAGACCCCACACTAATTTCGCCTTTTAAAAAATCTGGTTCTGAATTAGATATTGTGGTAAAATTAGTACAAGAAGCAATAGTCTCACTACCATTTACTAAACCTCCGGTTGATATGACAGGGTTCCATTTATCTTTAGAAAAAACTTTTAAACAAAAATTACCGTCATAGTTTTGATAATTTGTGTCTCCTGTTATTAAAAAATTTAAAAAAATATCCCCAGTATAATCTAAATTATATATACCAGTTGTACCAGTAGTACACCCAGTTAAATTACTTGTATAACCAGTAGTCAGTTTTATCGCACCGGTAACATAATACTCAGGACTAAGAAAAATTTCTTGGCAAAGATTAATTTCAGGGTTTAAATTATTAACGTTATTTAAACCAATATCACGTAAAAATTTTTCTTCTTTTAACTCATTTAGATTTACATCTTTTTTAGTTTCTTTATTAGTGCATAAAAATCCCATTATATTATTGTTGTTTCAGTTGTTAAAGAAGTAAACCTACTTCTATATGATGTAATGTCAATACTTGCTTCAGCGGTAGTTCTAAGTAATAAGGTTGATGTTGTACTACCTAAATCTTTTACCGGTGTAATTAATTGGGATGTTTTAGGATTTGATCCAGTTGGTGTACCTAAAGAACCGGTGATTGAGGTTCTTCCTGTTAAAACGAAAGTTGTGTAAGAAGTTCTACCAGTATTGAACAAGCCGTTAGGTACTTCTTGTATACTTATTTCAGCCTCAACTAATTCAAAGTCATAATCACAAACATTTAGTATAGGACAAGGTTCATTACACCATCTTTCACCAGCAACCCAAATAGTTGTTGCCGGTATAAATTGTTCCATAAAAGGAAGCCAAAAACTTTGAAACTGTTTTTTATACTGTTCTAATTCGTAAAGACTTAAATAAGATACAGTGTTTACAGTTGTCGCTGATGTTATTAACATGTTTTGTTTTAATAATAAATATTATTTTAGGTAATTCCTGAATAACAAATTTGTGTGTTTGCCGAAAGTAAGTAACCTTGTGGACAAACTAAAGTCGTACCACTAATAGGACAATCGGCACACATGTCAAATGTTAACCAAAGTTCTTTAGAGTTTAAAACTAAATTACTGTGTTTTTCATAAACACTAGATTGATTCCAATAGTCCGTATATCTCCAAGGGATGTCAGCGTCTAAGCTAGGCGCAAAAGTCCTATTTATAGTACCCTCACCATTTAAAGTACCAAAACTACCATCAGCCCTTTCTATCTCATCAAAATCAGAAATACCTACGTTAGGTAACCCTGGGTTATAAACCCAAGATTTTTTATTGTCTATTACACGATTTAAATTAAACCCTGGACATTCTATGTTATTATAAACTAAAGATGGTACTTGACTAACACAATTAACTTGAATGTCGTCGATAAAAAAATCGTAATCACAGCAACAATTTAACCCTTGGTATATTTCAAGATTTAAACCAAAATTCAATGTCAAACCAGAAGTTGGTACCGTAGCTTTAAGTTGTACCCATGTATTAAAGTAGTCTGCCACAGAATCATATTCTTTTATTTGTGTTAGAGATTGGTTCAAAGAAGTATTTGTTGTACTAATCCTAGCCTTTATAGGGTTATTAATATTATAACAACAAGTTTTAGGTGTTAACTCAATAGGTGTGGCAGTTTCCGCCTTAACTGCCGCTTTTTTTAATGTACTAGCGATTTCAATATTAGCCTGATTTATGGTTGGTTGTAAAACACCCGTATTAGGTGTTAAAGTGATATCACAAAATTGCCCTTCAATAACTATGGTGTCATCTACAGGTGGATCAGGTACTGGTTGACAAGGGTTTTGTGGTTTAGCAAAATACAACCAAATAGAAATTTCCAAATCACTACCACAAGGTGGAACCTCCATTAAATCATTATTCAAACTAAAAGTTGCTGGTAAACAATCATCTTTTGGTGATGCCAAACAATAAGGTGATTGCCAACTCCAGCCCAAATTAGGGTTATCTTTAATTATTCTGTTACAACAAGATTCACCTAATGATGTATTACTATCTTTTAACGTTACTATTTGTATTGTATTGTTAAAAAAATCAAAAGTATTTACAACTTGTACTTGTGATAAATCTATTTCACATTGATCCACAACTGGTTTACACATGCAATTACCACCACTAATAGTATCAGCAACAGTTCTTTGTGTGGATAAATTTTGGTCGGTTAAGTTAACCTCAACTCCGACAAGAATAGGGTTACTAACTGTTACAGTATCCCAATAACCACCATATTCATCACAAACACCTTTTGTCATTAAAATCGGTGTGTTTGTTATAGTACCAAAATTAACATGAAAACCACCTGTTACATTTAACGCATTAGATAAAATTAATCTTGCCTCAGTTAAGTCTTGTATTCCGTTATTATTACTGTCCGATGTACTATTAATATTTAATTTAATAAAATTAATTTGTGTGGTAGTTAAACCTAAAGAGGGTCCTATAGATGAAAAATTGTTTATAAAAAAACTATACCCAGTTGGTGTTGAAATTAGATTCAAAAAATCGTTTAAATTTTCAATACATTTGGGTTCATAGGTTTCTTCTATTGTTCCTTCACAAAAACATATACCATTTTTAAAAAATGTTTTACAACACTCTTGTGTTATTAGCTCACCATTTAATGTATTTACTGAAATTGTCTGTCCACTATTTGTGATTAAATCAACTACTTGTTGCCAAAGTATGGGTGAGGTTGTTGATAAACTTTGTCCATTATGATTTGTTATGTAGGTATCATTCCACCAATCAAAATTAGTACAATCTATACAGGTGACTGATTCGGGACATGCGGGTATTAATTTACAGGTTTTTCCGTCCCAATAATATTCTGACCCAATAGGTGGGGGACCCAATTGTTGATTTGTTTTTGAACAGCACTCTGGACCTTCTACACCCAAAACCTCACCATCCATAGTTATACTGTAAGGTCCAACACAACCACCAATATCACCTTTAATACCGGCTATAGGTATTTCAGATGAAATTTTAGCAAAATTTAATTCGTTACTTATGGTAGTTTTTTCTATCGTATAAACACAACAATCAGGGCAAGAATTTGTAGCTAACGAATTATAGTTGGTTGCTAAAGGATCTGTACAACCATCTATTTTTATCCCATAAACACAACAATCAGGACAAGGGTTTGTTGCTGTTGGATCATAATTTGTTGCCAAAGGATCCATACAACCTATTTTATTAAAAATCTCTCCTTGTAATATTATTTCTGTCATTAACTATAAGTATTTTTTAATTGATTTTTTATCATTTTAATTTAACAATTAGAACCTAATGGTGAACACTCAGTAGTAGGTGTAGGATAAGGATGTAAGTTATCAAATATATAGTAAGACGATGCTAAACTATAAGATGGTACCGGATTATTACTAGTGAAATCTAATTTATAAAGAGTGTTATTATATTCAAAATAAATAAAGTTTTCGTAGATTCCAGGACTTGAAAAATTATTACTTATTTGTATTAAATTTGTAGGGGTAAGTAACGTATTTAAACTAGCATCTAAATATAGTGGTGAGTTTAATGGTGTTTGACCTGGTTGTACATATAAAGTGGTTACTACGCCTGCTAACAAATTAGAAGTACCATAAACTGTATTATAGATACCTACAAGACACTGTTGGTTATTTATACATTTGGTGGTGTTACCTAATTTTAATTGAGCTGGTACACTTTGTGGGGTACCGATATTGTTGTTATATATTAAACATTTATTGGTCTCTGAATCCCATACAGCCTCACCAAATTGATTGTGATATAGTGTACAGCATTGTTGTGACAATGAATTACCTTCATAAGTTACCTCAATAGGTGAGGTAGTTCCAATTAATTGGTATCCATTATTAATAGTGGATTCTCCGGTTACACTGTCATATATCATAACACCAGGACAAGAATAACACTTATCACCTTCACCAAAAGCATTACCAAACCAACCACCTATTTGTTCACAACATTGTTGTGATAAATCTAAACCATTAACATTTACTATTTGATACTCATTAAGTTCTGTACCGTAATTAACTACTGTTGGGCATTTTGTACATTTTTGTAAATTTAAATCCCAATTAAACCCATAATCTACACAACATTCTTGTAATAAATCATTGTTATTTGAGTCCTTAATAATAATACTTGAATTTTCAACAACCTCAATAAGATTATTAGGACATGAAGAACAATAAGAGTTCGAACCCGCAAAAGTTGAACCTGGTAAATCTAAGAATGTTGTTGTACCGTTTTGTGAAACCAATGTTATATTATTATTGTTTGAATCTACAGGTGATACCCAATATTGGCCGTTTTGGTTACAACAGGATTCTGGTAATAAAGTGTTGTCTGGTTTTACCCAAACATGTGTTTTAGGATATACTTGTGACCCCGCACAAGGGTTAGGATTTGGTTTTAAACAATAGTTAACCCCATTTATGTTAGTTAACGTACCACCCCTCAATTCACAACAACCTTTATCTTTAATCACATTGTCTTGGTTATCTAAAATTAAACACCCGTAATTGTTAAAAAATGGTTCGTAAATGTTTGAAATAAAGTATGTAGCTTCAGAACCTATATTAGGTGAAGCGCCTAAACTAACAGCTAATTGTATTATTTGTGTTTGTGTCAAAGTAGATAAGTAATCGTCAACACTACATATTGTTTGTAAATAGTTTTCTGGTGGGCACCAATAACAAGTATAATTAGATTGTATCACAATACCACCTGTATATGAGTTAAATAAATCGTTTGTTGAGTATGTTCTTAGTGTTGATACATTTTCTGTACCAATCTCAATAGGTGTCCCTGTGTTGGTGCTTGTCACATATAAACAATTTCTACCATCCCATGTAACATTAAAACCTAAATACGCTTTTGTACAACACTGTTGTGAAACAGTTTCATTTGTGTTAGAATCTAACACAACGTTATCAAATGATATTGACACTGATTCAGGGTTGGGGCAAGTTTGTGGTATAACACAATTTCTACCATCCCATGTAACATTAAAACCTAAATACGCTTTTGTACAACACTGTTGTGACACTGTTTGATTTGTATTGGTATCTAACACCAATCCGTCAACAGATATCATTAATTCGTTAGGTTTTGGGCATACTGGTGTGTTTGTATATGTCGGTAACCAATAGTTTTTACAACATAAAGAATTTGTTAAAGGTGGGTTATTTAAAGGATCTCTAACCCCTGTATTAACATACACAATGCCGTCTGACCCAAAAATTAATTGTTCTGTACAAGTATTACAAACATTTTTATTACCCGCAGTGAAACTAATTTTCATTGAAAAGGTGTCTCCACTAGGTCTAGCATAGTTTGGTGCATTATTACCCCCAACATAAGTTAACCCCGCAGAATTAACCACAACATTATTTACAGAACCGTTATTTAAAGCGGTTGCATAACCAGTACCGTAGTAAGGTACTGGTAAACCATTTTGGTCAAAAATGAAAGTACCTTCATTGTAGTTGTTAAAATAATTTTTAGTAACAGTAACGAGTGTTGAAGCTGTTAGTAACTGATTGAAGTTAGGTGTGAAGCATTCAAATTGTGAAAAATAACTTTTACCGAAATCATAAGGTCCTATATGTGGGTTATTACCAATAGTGGATTCATTCCCACCGTTATACCAAAAACCACCCATCTGAAAATAGTTACTTGTGGTTTCTGGTAATACTTTTGGGAAACCAAAATTATCAATTGGGTAGTCACTTAAGTTTAAAGAACCCATACCTGTTTTATCAAATATTTCTTGTATTTGTGTATAAACTTTTTGTATATCCAATCTGTTTTCCGCTAAATAAACATATTCATTTAGTGATATAACACATTGTGGTATTTTAAATAAATTAAAGAAAAATTCTATAACTTTCCTAGTACCTTTAGATTTGAACAACCACCACGCATTTATAACCAATCTTCTCCACAATTCTATATCTAATTCTTTTGCCGATAATGACCTTGAGTATCCACTAAAAGGTGTATTAAGTGAAGGTTTTATTTGTTCTGTTAAGTTAAAATTATCTGAACCAACAGTTAATAAAACATCAAAACCTAAATTTTTGGCCATCATTTTTATTAACTCATCGGAAGTATTATCAAGTTTGTTGTAAGTAACAACATTAGCGAACGATATGCCATCAATATATTTTTTAACCTCATCAAATTCTCTACCGTAAATTCTTAAAAGTTTTGAAACTTTCATACCGTAAGCTTCTTCACCTTCCCCTCCTACAGTACCCCCATTCGTATCGAACTCGTGAATAGATTCTGAAACAAACCTTCTAGAAACTAAATCTGTTTTATTACTATCAAAATTAATGGCCGCATTTAATAATTGTTTAACATAAAATGCATAATCTGTAGTGTTAATATCTATATTGTACCCATCACTAACTGGCCATGTAAAATTTTCTGTAGTTACATATCTTACACCATCACTTTCTTTTGGTACATCAAAAGATGAGGTGTATATAGGCGTTGTTAATCTATTTAAAAGTACCTTTTCAAAATCTAATAGGTTTTCAAAAAATAACTGTACCTCTAAACTATTAGGTTTTAAATGGTAAGTTATTTGGCCAAAAGTGGATGCACTAAGGGTTGGGAACGGGTTACCTATTGTTTTAACAAAAATATATGGGTATGTGTCAGTAGAACCAGTATAACCAATTAAAGGGTACTCTGTATCACCACCTGTCCATATAACGTATTTATCGTAATTTAATTGTAAATTATAAATTTCGGTATCTAAGAAGTTATTACTATCAATAATCAACTCAAAATTATTAGATACGACACTTTTTGGTATTAAGAATGTAGATGTATTGTCTCCGCCGTTATAATTAAAAGATAAAACTGTATTTACAGCGGTATTTGTATTTAAAAATGGGTCTAAAAATAAAGAACCTTTCCATTTTTGAATAATCTGTTCTATGGTTACTCTAACAAATTCTTGAAAGCTGCCGAAATAAACATACCTACTAATATTATAGGGGTCAAAATTTAACCTAATAAGTATTTCATTGGATAATAAAATTTCTGAAGTACTTTGTGAAAGGTTTAAATTATCTAAACTATAATAGTCAGACCACTGCCCACCTAAGACAAAATTTTTATTTAATTTTCTATCTAAATTTGTCGTTATTTGAAAGTTACCAAAAGTAAAAAGTGAGACCCCGTCGGTAAATTGAAGTCCGACTAAGTTAGGTGAAAAATCACCCTCTCTTCTTTTGTAAGCTTCCGTTAGGGAACGAGGTGTTACTTTAACTGTTGCCATTATTATAATGTAGGTATGTTAGTTATAGTGTTAAAATCTTTAGTAAAATCAATGTTGTTTACTAACTGACGTACCTCATGTAGTGGTTCTCCTGTAAATTGATCTTGAATTTCGTATAAATTGTATTGTTTATATATGTTATTACCAAAATCGTAAATAGTATATTTACCATCAGTTATAGACTTAATTTGATTTCCGTAAATACCGTAAGCTAAGGTTTCGATATCGTATTCAACCATGTCTATTTCTAATAAAATAGGGTTAAAAAAAGTGTTTGTTATTGAAATTTCTTGTCCCGGTACTCCAATATCTGGAAATTGATTTGGTCTGACATTAGGTGCGGAACTTGGTGTCAGTGTACAAAAAATTAGATTAGATGTGTCATTGAATCTGTATCTAATAGCTTTTTGTGTTGTATTAGATATATTCGCATTTACCACTTCTGTTCTATTAGCTGAAGTTATTATTCTAAAAAAATTAGGGATTCTTTGTCCTGCTTCATTGTAATATTCTATACGATAACCAACTAAACTACTAGCGTCTTGTATGCCCAATTTATTTATATCTAAAATAATGCCTTTAACATCCGGAAAGGCCGCTAAAACACCACAATCTGTTATTGTAGTTCTAATTTCTCTAGGTTTTATTATAACAGAATAAATACCTTTTGCTGAAAAATTTGTTAAAGGTAGTTGTAAGTTATATAAACCATCAAATAATGGTATACCATTAGCTGTTGGTATTGGGTGATTAAATCTGGATATCACCTGACTAGGTGACAATTGTTGTAATGGTATCGTAGGTTTTACATCCCTAGATGGGGCATAAGTGTAATAAATTTCTATATCATCAGTCGTAACTGTAGCTGGTCTAACTATACCGTAATTTCCTGTAGCCATTTTATGTTATTTGTTTTATGTTATAATATCCGTTTCTATAATTAGTTAATGTACCTAAATTTTTAATTTCTGAAAGTCTAGAATACCTTTCAAAAACAGCCAAATTCATTCTTTCTATAAATAGCTCGTTACTTACTTTTGGTGGGAAAACTAACCCCATTTTAGCCTCTTCTTTTATATCAAAAGTGTTTTGTCTATTAGGAAACGTAATGTAGGGTTCAAAATCATATCCGGAATAGTATGTAAAAAATTTTGTAACTAAAGTGGGGAATTCAGTTATATAATTTATGTCACCTATAGTATAAGATACCGAAGTTATTGCTGTTAAATTTGCTGGGTTATAATTTATATTTGTAACACCATTAACACCTATTTGATAGGGGTTGGTGTTACTGTATGTAGTAATTAAATCTAATTTTTGTGATGTAAATCCTGATATTATCATATTGTTAATGTAATACTAATAGGTCCAAATGTACAATTATTACTATCTGTTACCGTTACAGATATTGTTTGTCCATTACATGATATGTCTGAAGTTATAGATGTGGTTGGTAATCCGGATTGTCCAGGTCCAGACCATGTTATTGTATAAGGTGATACACCACCATTTATATCGATAACAGCCTGTCTACAACTATCAGGGTTTATTCCACAAGCACAAGATCCGTCTTCAACAGAAATAACACCGTAACTAACAAATAACGGTAGAGGTGGTTGTGTCAAAGTAAATGTTGTTGTACCAGAACAATTTGGTATCGTGGAGTCTACTACTGTTAAAGTGTGTGTACCTGCTGATATATTATTTATATTAACGTTTGTTGTAGGTCCTAAAGCCGTTGTTTTAAGTACACCGTCTATGTAATATTTAAAGGTGTTAGAACCAGTAGGTATTGTAGTAGGGTTTGTTGTATAAGATGTATTGACAGTTATGTTTTTAGTTCCATTAAAACATGTTATATTGTAACCATTTGTTGTGCTTATAGGATTTATATTAACATTTAATAAAGGTTTTTGTTTTAAAACTACTGTTTGTGTAGGTCCGTTACAACCGTTACTATCTTGTATTGTAAATTGATATGTGGCAGCATCTAGATTAAATAAATTATAAGGATTACTTATACTTAATTGATCTATTATAAGGTTATCCCTTATGACTGATACAATATATGGTGACTGACCACCAGAAGGTGATATTGTTATATTACCACTATCTGATCCGAAACAACCTATGTTATATGTGTTGGATCCAATAGGTATATTAGTTGAGCTAACTGTTAGATTCACGTTACTTAGTGAAGTGATGTTAATAGAGCTTATTGTGGATGTATTAGCAAAGCTATCTGATATTTGTACACTATAACAAGGTATGTTAGAAGGACAAGCCAATAAATTATTAAATGTCGCGTTTCCAGTGGTTGTAATGGTATTGTTTACAGGCCCTGTTAGGACGTATGTATAACCATTAATACCACCTACAGCAGAAATTGTCATAGAACCGTCGTTACCACCAAAACAAGTAACATTTGTTGTGGTAAGAACCGTACCTGTTATAGGTGTTGGTTCTGTTATATTAAAAAATTGTGAAACGGTAGTATTACTTGCATCAGTGATTTGGGCACTATACTGCCCAGCACATAAAGACGTTAAGCCGGTAATTGTTGTAGAAGGTCCGGCTAAAACTGTTGCGACCGTACCTACAATAGAATACCATGTGTATGTGTAAGGTGGTTGACCGCCTAGGGTGGTTACACTTGCCGTACCATTACATCCACCAGGTGAAGTAACATTTGTTTGTGAATCATTAGTTTCTAACAAAATTGATAATGATTGTGGTTGTGTTAAAAAATAGTTAGCATAAGTTGTGTTACAATTCGCATCAACAACTTTAATAGTATAATTACCATAAGCTAAATTATTTATAGTTAAGTTACTGCTAGTAAAATTATTAGGTCCGGACCAACTTATTGTTTGTGGTCCAGGACAACCAACAATTGTTGCTGATATAGAACCATTATTTGCACCGTAAAATGTAATTGGTGTTGAGTTAAAACTTACTGTACAATTGTTTAAGGTTAAACAAGGTGTTTGTCCCGCACCTGTATTAGATAGATTCCACACACCAGAAAAATCCACTATTTCATAAACAGGATTTTCCACATCCGTGTATACACCAATATCTTCTAAATTTTGATTTAAAAAAACTGGAAAATATAAAGTGGTTGCTGTTATTAGGTATGATGAGGCTGTAATAGGTAAATTATTATTTATAACCCTATAATTTAAATCTTCATAACCAACTTTTCTTTTATATATTTCCATTATAACATGACAAATTCAGATAGGGTTATTACAGATGTTTGATTTGCACCAAAAGGTACTAAAGGTGTAAAATTATATAAACCATTATTTATTTTTGGGTTTACTATTGTAATAGCACTTGTTCTCCAATCTCTGTTAACTGGATCACTGTATTGTAATATATTTAAAGGTCCATTAGGTGGGTTACCTGAAGGACTGGGGTTTATAAACCTAGTTATTTTACCGGTTTTTGCATTAAAAAAACTCGCATTCATATAAACAGTTTTATTGTTATTACTACTTATAAAATCTTTATCATTTCTTAACCAATAAAGTCTATTAAATGGTAATATAGCAGTAGTGGTATCAAATACGTTTATGTCTTCAGTAAAAATTAAATTGTTAGTATCCCCACTATTACTATCGTAAAAATAAAGTCTAAAAAAACTTTTTTTAAAAGGATTACGATTTTTTTTAATTTCAATATCAGTAAAATCAGCTGTGGTATAAGAAGTTGTATAAGTAGAAGAAGTTGTGTTCCAAAATCTAAACTGTATTAATAAACCATTACCGTTGTTAGCTGTGTTATTTAAATAAGTATATTTTATAGTTTCAGCATCAAACTCACTGTTTATTGCTTTTTTTCTTTCCTCTAAAACAATATCTTGTAAATCATCACCATAATCTATAGGGTAGAATTGGGTCTCTATCGGTATTGTAATTGATTTGTAAGAAGTAATAGTACCACCACTTACAGTTATTGTTTGTGCCGTATTTGTTAGAAACCTATTTGATATTTGGTACTTTATTAGCATTCTTGTGGTATTGTGGTAGGTTCTATGTATTTATCACCCAATAGAGTTATCGGTGGTTTTTGTCTTCTAACATATAAATTATGGTTAAAATAAAAATAATGTGCACCGTTTAAAAAAGGGTAGTCTACACCGTTAACACCCTCTTCAAAATAACCTATAGTTAATAAATCACGCCAAGCTATAGAACCATCGGCGTAAGTAACATAATTTTCTGGTATGTCAATAATAATCTCATCGGGGTTAGCGTACTCTATTACATTTGAGTACTTTCTTATTTCTAACCGATTAAACGGTTTATAGTAATACCCTTCATTATTAGGTGTTGGGGTGATTCCAAATCTATGGATAACATCTGAACATTTTCTTTCTAAAAGGTCTTTAGAATTAAACTCCATAAAATCACCAATATATTTACTACCTGGTACTGCCACTATATCACCGTTACTATTAATAAAATTTGTTCTACCAGACAATTTTTCAACACTACCAATTCCGTTTGGGTTATAAATAGATATAAACTCGATTCCGTTAGATGTGTCCGTAGTTCCATAATTAAAATCCCAATCAGCAGTCACAGTAGACCAACCATATGGGTTTTTACCAGCTCTTTTAATAACAGTATAATAAAGTTCCGATATTGGTCCATTTCTATCACTACTTAACCCATCAATATTAACATCTTCATTAAATTGAAATAACCAAGTGTCGTTAACAGAACCTATTGTTACATCAGAAACGTTTGGGTATATATTGCTACTAAATGAACATGGATAAACACTATAATCGTTAGTGGTTATAACTTCAAATTGTCTAACGTAATATTCAGATGGCGTACCGTTAAAAAATCTATACTGTGGGTTAGGAGCGGGTATTACATTAGTCCCTTTAGGTACGTTTAAATTAACTCTAATTATAAACTCTGTAGAACCTGTAACACTACCTATAATGTTGTAAACTCTCCAAACACCGTTTAAAATATTTGCTGAACCCACTTTTATCTCTACAAAATCGTTAAGTAATAGATTGTGTGGTTGTGTAGTTTTTATTTTGGTGTACCTTATATCGTTCACCGTGTAATTACCTAATGTGTTACCACTTATGTCTGTGGCCGTTGCAAAAACTATGGTGCCAGAGTTATAAAAATTAGTGTCAGCCTCTGAAGGTTCTACCACTCTAAAAAAATTACCAAACCCAATAGGTAATGTCAAAGGATCGACTATAACATCTAAAGTTAAATTTTTTTGTAAATTTTCACCTTCAATACCTAAATTTTTAACCCTATATACACCTTGTAATTGATTAGTAGAAAGACTACTAGATATATAAATGTAATCCCCTTCTGATAAGTTATGGTTTTGTACACCTAAAACTGTTAAATAATTATCAGTATTTATTACAGTGGTACCTAAAGCTTGGTATTGTAATCCACGGTAAGCTTCTGTAGAAATAGTGCCTAGAGATGTTCTAGCATTTATTGTATAATTAAAAATTTGATTTGATGGGTAAGTTATTTGCATAACCCAATTATTTGGAGCTAAAGGTGGGTTACCATAAAAGATGGGGCTCCAAGAAGAGTCGTCATATTTACCGTTAACATAAGAAGTAGAACCTGTTGATAGTACATTTGATGTGTAGATATTGAACTTTCCGTTTATTCGATATTTTTTAGAATTGTTTCTTTCGTCTAAAAAAACTTGATACTGATTTACAATGTCTATGATATTGTATTCAGTTAAAGGTTTAGACTTTTGTTCTAAATCTAGTTGAATATTGGTGTCTTTATTTTGTGCAAGTTTATATCTAGCACTACCTATTAAATTTGAATATTTTGACATTAAAACTTAGTTCTTACTTTTATATCACTATTAGGTAATTTTATTTCAAACATCGTATCATATTCAGCAAATAAAACGTAATCTGATGTTAAATCTATTTCCCCAGTTTCTTCATCTATAAATTCCTGTGAGGTGATATTAGGCGAGTAATTACCACCGTATAGATTATAAATTTTAATATCTACCACATTAAGTACCCCGGCTACATTATTTATCGACTCCACTAATTGTGATATGTAAATATTTTGTCCCATTTGCCACTTTTTAATATCAAAATAATCTTTAATAACATTAATAGTATTGTTTATTATTTCACCCTGATTAAATGATTTATCTGTGTATAAGTCAATATCAAAACTTAAATTTATAATTTTACCGTCTCTAATTAAAACATAATCATTTATCATCCTATATTCCGCCAACCAAGTGGCCATGTTTTCCTTTAGTGTATTGGTTGAGCTGTTTGTTAATTTTCCGTTAGAATCTAAACCTAAAATAGCAAATTCTACTTTGTTTTCTTTTTCAGAAACTTGCATTCTAAAAGGTACACCAAATTTACCTGGCATTTTAAATATTGTAGCGATATAATCCTTTATTGTGACAGCTCTATTTTGTGAAGAAAAATTGTATTTAGTCATGTACCTTATTTCTTCTATTGTAGGATCATTAGCTCCACCAAAAGCTGGAATAGGGTTATTTACTCGTAAAGAACTTCTGACAAACTGATTGTTTGCCGCCACGGGTCCATTAACAACCATTTCAAAAAACCCAACAGTGTTTATCGTGTTTAAACCTATATTAGCACCCGCACCACCACCTACTCTGTATTTAACGAATAAGGTACTGTTAGGTTTGGGTATTTCGCCTAAAGCTATACTATTAAAATAGTTTGATATTTGTAATATATAAGAATCTTTAGTGTAGTTTTGTAAATAATAATCATCAGAATAACCTGACCCAAAAGTTAATTTACAAAAACCAGTGTCAGTATATTCTTTTAAAAATTTTCTGGTAACAGAAATCCATTTACCAGGTGTTATGCCAGAATTATCCGTACTTCTTGTAGGATCATCAACAAAAATTTTGTCTTCGGCTAAAGAATCAACTTCATACCATTTTAAATTATCATCCGAAAACTCTGAAGTTGTTGGATTATTATTAAAAGTTGTACCGTCTTTTGTAATGACAGATTCTATCGATACTACATTATTGTCCGGTAATAAAACCTCTAAGAATGGTATTGAATCGGCTGTACCTAAAACTTTTTTAAAATATTTTGTCACACCATTACTAACTAACTCTCTTTTAACTAAAGTATAATTAGTAATTTGATTGTTAGAATTAATGTTTGGTATAATTAACCTATTTGGTATTCCGCCTAAAGAAAAAGGTGATGAAAAATCTATATCTTCTAAAGTCTCAAAAGTTTGTCCACCCCCCATAACTTGAGCACCGTATCTAATTACAGGTGCGTACCTAACATCAAAAGTATCACCAAAAACTGGTACTGTAACAGCAAAATCAACTAAAGTAACGGATGACCTTTTACCGGGTATTTTTAAACCTAAAGTTCTCGCTATATTCATAACAGACCTTCTTTCTTGAGCGTAGTCTATTTGAGTTTCATTAAACATCCTATCTGTGTGGTAAGACAACATGTCTGATACAGCCGCATTAAGTTCAATTAACATCGTACCAATAGACGCATCATTAAAGTCTTGGTATAGTTCTGGGTAAAAATGTTTGACGTAATTAATTAATTCAGTTCTTACGTCTAAAAAATTTCTTGCGAAGTAATTTATTTTTTTTTCTGCCATAATTTTATAATTCTAATAATACAAAGTCAGCGGACTGTAATGCCGAAATAGTTACTATGTAATCTATTCTTACAACAACGGCGTGTATGTTATCTTCAGATTTTGTTACTGTTAATTCTGTAACATTTAAGTTTGGTATAAATTTTTTTACCGCCTCGTTTATTTCATTTTTAACCGCATTGGCACTAGCCTCATCATTAGGTTCAAATAAATACTGTCTTAAATTAGCGCCAAAATCTGGTAAATAAAGTCTTTCCCCCTTGTTTGTTAATAATAAATGAACCAAATCCGATTTTATAGCCTGTTTAGCTTCGGTATTCATTTTTAAAAACTTACCTTCTGGATCGTCACTAAAAGGAAATTGTATGTTTATGTAATTTTTTTGTGCCATTAATCTTTTTATAAATATCTATTCATGAAATTTACCACCAAAAAATAAAATCTAAAGTGTAAAGTTTATTGCATTAAAAAACCCTCCGAAGAGGGTTTTTATTATCCGTTTTTTTTACGTATTTCATATAAGGCTAACAAAACTTGTTGTGTTAACGTTATATTAGGTCCCCATGTAATGTTATTTACCATAATTTTTAGTTATTAATTTACAAATATTTATAAAGTAGTCTTGATTATAATCTTTTTTCATCATATTCACATCTTTATGAACCCATTGTACGTTATTCTTTACGTAACCTATATTAGAGTTAATTCTATCTAAAGAAAAGTCATTTTCTGTTAAATCTAAACCAGTTAAACTACATTTAAATTTTTGGTCTTTGTATAGTTTGTCTAAGTATTCTAAATTAAGATTAAATTCTATACCTCTTATATTAGCATTTCTCTTAATTTGGGAGATAACTTTACCTGGTATTTTACCGTAACCTCGCCAAGCAGGATTTTTTTCTTTTTCCATAGAATTACCACAATCTAAACATTGAGTGGATGTACCTTTTATTAATGTATAACAAGATACTTTACGAACAACCCCACAATCACATTGGCATTCCACTTTAGCTTCACGTTCTATAATAATGGATGCATTAATAACGGTATATCTACCAAATTTTTGTCCTTTGATAAACATACCGTTATATTTAGATTTACCTTTTTTACCCATAATACTTTTATATATAAATATTATGTTTTTTCTAAAAGTGAGTTAATTTTATTAACCCACCATTATAATTTACTTAGGTAATACTATATCTATTTCACATTGTCCTCCGGCACAAGCGGCTTCACCAGATAAATTAGTATCATCATCTAATTCCACTATTTTACTTAAATCAATGTCTTTTAAAGTTTTCATTAAATTTTCGTAAACAGATTTATCACAGTCTTCAAAAGGGGCTTGTTTGTATGTGTGATTAGAATAAGGTAATACTGACAAACCGTTATATGAATCTTTGTTTTCCCACATCCATTCACCAACTAAATCCCATTCATTTTCTTTTACAGAGATTGTTGCTGATACATTGTGTGTGTTAGATCCTGTACGGTGACCTGCTTTAACCCATTCAGTAGAAACTTTTTTTACACGTTCCAATAATTGAAACACTGACTCGGTTCTAACAATTGCACCTTCAGGTGATTTTTGTGGGATACTGATTACCGCAGTATCATGTGGTCTAAAGTATTCGTCTTCAACCAATTCAGGGTGATAAAGTGATAAATAAGTGTAAATAGCCTCATTTTTACCAACACGAACTCTACGGACATAATAATCATTATGCCAAGCGTGAATACCTGATGAGGTTCCTAAAACTAATGAAGATGTACCAGAAGGTTTAACTGTCGAAGTTCTTGCTGCTTTATTAATACCTAACAAACCGGCAACCCTTTCATTTTCTTCTTTTACTGCTTTAGCCGCCTTTTTCATGTCATAACCTAATACAACACCTGAACCAATACCAGTCATTCCAACACCGATTAAGGCATCTTTTTCGGTTGTACGTCTCCAAACATCACGAAGATAATGGAAATCAGTATAACCTGCCTGAAGAGTTCCAATAAATGCTGCCGCTTTAACCCTTTCTTCAAAATCTTCTTGTGATGTAATATCAGATGCATTTACTTCACAAAGATTACAGAATTGGTATGGTCTTAATCCAATCTCACAACAAGGGTTAGTTCCCCAATCTTTGTCGTTGGAAAGATAAATACCGGGTTCACCAGCTCCAGATAATTCAATACGTTTCCATAAATCCATAAAATATTCTTTTGTTACTTTATGTCTCATAAGAACTGCTGAATTATTTGCTCTACCTCTTTGTGGATTGTTTTCCCACCATGAACCAGATTTACAAGAAATCATCTCATCGTCGTCAGCACTAAATAAACTAATGAGAGCTGCTCTACGAATACCGCCGGCAAGTACTGCATCTGCAATATAACATACAATATCGTGTACTTCAATAGGTTTAAGTTTATCTCCATCTTCTTTTGCGTCTAAAACTTTTTTAATATTATGTAAACAATCCTTTAATGGTTGAGGTCCTGGTGCTTTTCCACCTGATGTTACAAGTCTAGCTCCTTTTGGACGAATGTCACTAAAGTCAAAAATAGGTGTTGACGCCTTTGTCCCGAAATAAGATTCCAATAACACTTTAATTGAGTCGGCCCAACCTTCAATAGAATCACCTATTAAGTATCTTCTAGTTCTATTTGGGTTTGGTTTTTTGATTTCAGGTAATTTGTCTACATGGTGTTTTTGTACTGAATAACCAACACCCGTACCACCTAATAAAAGAAACATTGCCTCAGAAAAAGAATCTACATGGTCAATCGGCATATAAGCGCAATTGTAAATTCTATTAGGAGAAATTTCAATTGGTTTTCCTCCGAATTGTAAACTTCTCATGGAAGGTAAAACTTTTTTATCGTATACAAGTTTGTAAACTTTTTCGATTTCTTCCTTTAATTGTGGGAATTTTTTTTGATGCATTTCTTTATTTCTTGTTACCAATTCTTCCCACGTTTCCCTACGATTTAATTCGGGTATGTACTTAGCGTACTTCATGTAGACAGTGATATCTGAAAGTATTTTACTACTTAGTTCCATGTTTTTTAATTTTTTTAATTATTAATTATTATTTTGTTTTTGTAACTCTTTTGCTCTTTGGATTCTTTCACGGGTGTGAGATTCTTTTTTAACTTCTTGTGTTTTTTCATAACCTAAAAAAGTTTGAGACGTTTCAGTGTCTATATGAACTTTTCCGTTATCAAAAGTACAATCTTCAAATACAACCCCATCACGTCCAAAACGAGACTTTAAAACTGCTATTGTTGCTCTACCTGATTCTTTTTGTGGTAAGGTTCTCGCTACAGACATAATAAAATGCCCTATTTGAGCTTTCTTAATGGAACCCCCCATTTGGTCTCCTGTTACTACATCAGCACTAATTGAACTTCTATTACCTTGAACGGCAGTCCATCCAACTAATCCGAATTCACTTAACATTGATTCAAAACCTCTCATTACGTTACCCTCACCAGACCATTCATCACTATATTGTTTAGTGGATTCCACACAATCAATATAATCTAAAATAATCATATCAGGTTTAAACCCTGTTGAGATTTCATGTCTAACAAAAGATTTAATGGTTTGCATAGTTACACCCTCTGAAGAAAACTTTCTGATTTTTAAATCATTTGTCCTGTTTTGAGTTACTTCTTTGTGTTTTGCTAAAACCTCTTCTTTTCTTTCCGCTAAATCATTTAAATCAATTCCTGACCAACAAGCTAAATGTTTTCTTTTGATAACATCAGGCATATCTTCGAAAACAATTTGTAAAACATTATACCCTTCATTATAAGCTGAATTAGCTATTTTGGTTAAAATGGTTGTTTTACCAACACCATACGGTGCTAATACAACCCCAAGTTCACCACGAGATAGACCTCCATCGGTTAGTTGATCTATACCACTTATTCCTGTTGGAATTGGATGTCTAAAGTCTTTTTCTAATACAGCTTCTATGTTTTCTGTGATAGAAGTTCCATCGTCTTTTTCAGCACCAACTGAAAGAGCATCTCGTAAAATTTCAGCACATTTTTCATAATTGTCAAACTCACCGTTATCAACAATCTTGTTGATTTTTTCATTTGCCTTTTTGAGCTCTTGTTGTCTACAAAAATTTAATGCCTTACTTTGTATGAATTCCCAATCTTTAACTGTTAAATCATTAATCTCTTTTAACATTTCAAAAACATAATCCTGAGTTACTTTATCCTTAACTTCCATTCTAAGGATTGTCTCAAGAGTATCGACTGTTGGGATTTTTTCATATTTCTCATAGTAGTCCTTTATTTGGGCTACTATGAGACGAAAATACTCATTGTCAAAGTACTTTGCGTGTACAATGTCTATGATTCTATCAGAAAATTTTTTATTGGCTGGGTGTAAAATTTGATTGATTAACTCTATTTGAAACTTGTAACCTAAATAACCTAATGTAACACTTTTACCCATTTTTTTACCTTGTATATCCATAAATAGTTTTCATTATTTTGTTGTCGTGTATTCCACATGTAAATTTTCTTTACCCAAAGTATATTGAATTTGGGAGATAATTTTAGGGATTAAATCACGAATATCAACACTATAACGAACTCTTTGTGGATAAACATTACCAGTAAATCTTCTAGTACCAATAACTCTTTCATCGATTCTAATTTCAAAGTCGAAAATATCTTCTTTGTCGTAAATTGGTGTTTTGTTAATTTGTTCTTCTAATTGTTTCTCATACGGATTATATTGTCCCCAAAGATACTCTAAAGATTTTTTCTTTAGTTGACTATTAATCATGTCAACACAATCGTTAACACATTCCATAACATCATAAGATTGGACTGCTTTTTGATTAAAGTTTTTAACTGCGAAATATCTTTGACAGATAATGTTTCCGTTAATACGGAGAATGAATTCGAACTTTTTCATACTTCTTTTGAATTTTTGTAATTTGTTTTTTCCTTTTTACTTAATTTGATAAATGGGTCGAGGAAATTTACATACCCATTTTCACCACCAGGGATAGCATACATTATACCATCCTCAAACATCATTTTTAAAACATTTTTATAATCTCGACCATCAGGGTTTAAAGGTAAGTTTATAAGGTTTAAAACTTCTTCTTTGGCTTCTTCTGTTAAGAGAGGTTGGTGTAAATCGATAATGATTTTATTAACCTCATAAACATTACCCCTATGACTACCCTTTGTTTTTCCTTCTATTATTGAATCAAATATCTTTAAATCTTTTTCTTTTTTCAAGTCTTGAGATTTTAAAATAATTTCTTCTAAAGTAACTTTTCTGTCTTTAATTTCGGGAAAGTGTGTAAGAAGTGTATTTTCAGTAACACCATCTATACCTTTAATGTTGTCAGTTGAACATCCCTCAATAATTTTGACTAGACCAGCGTTTTTATAATAGTGCTGGAAGTACCAAGAATAGTTACCAACTCCCACTAAAACTTTTTTATCAGCCAAGTAAAGGGTAACATCTTCAGTAATTAATTGACATAAGTCTCGGTCATTTGTGTAAATAATAATTTCTTCATTCTTTTTTTTATTCAAAGCGTAGAATGCTAACAAATCATCAGATTCACAATCTGGGTGTTCGTACTGTCTAAGGAATAAGTCTTCAGCGTATGCTTTAACTTTTAATTTTTGGAGTTCGTAACTCTCGTCAAAAAAACGAGGTCTATTGTTTTTATACTCAGGATAATAGTCAAGTCGTAAATACCCACCACGTTCACCATCCCACATAACAACAACTTTATCAACCGATAACTCAAGTATTAATTTTCTAAGTGTTGTGTAAAATTGGAATATACCTCCGATGTGGACTTCTTTATAGAAAACGTTCTTAGCTCCGTTGTAAGAGCGTTTCATCAGAACGTTTCCATCTATAAGAAGTGTTTTGGTTTTTTCTTTTTTTCTAGTTACCTTGAGGCCCATTACCTGTAAAGTTAAAGGGTTCAACAATTTTTTTCTTTTCGTCTTGAGTTTCTTCTTCTAAGACACCTAATTGAAGTAAAAATTTTATATAGTCATTACTTAATGTATCACCGTTTAAAAATCTTTCTAACCCAGCTTGAATTAGGTAGAAACATGCTAATTGATTACCGTCTGTTCCTACTAAAGACCTTCTATTAATTTCTTCGACTATGTTATAATTTACTTTCATATTATTCAAGACCTTCTAAATCAATATCTGTTTGTGAACCTTCTAGGGCGAAGTCTTCACCTTCTTGAACATCTAAACCGTTTTTAATAAACATGTCAGTCCAAAATTCAGAATATTCTTTTTTGTATTTTTCTTCAGCTTCTTTTGTATCTTCGATAAAACCGTGTGGTGTTACAATTACTTTACCATCTTCGTAACCGATACCGTTTACGTGATTTTTAAGAATCGAGATTTTAGTACGAGTAGCAAATTTAATCTTTCTACCGTTCTTGGTTGCCATAATCTTATTTGTACCAGCTCCTTTTTGATTACCGTAAAGGAAAATTAAAGTACTGTTAAGATAGATAGCCTCACCACCTTTCATCTTAATTTTTGGTTGACCCATTGGAGAGTCAGGTAATTCAACCCAAGGTTGGTTAACGAAGACAATAGTATTTGTATACTTACTTGTTTCTTTTCTTGAGGATGTAATTCTACCGTTTAATCCCATACCAATTTTATCGGCTAATACAGATGCGTTGTGCATCTTACCACCCTTACCATCAAAGGTCATTTTACATGGAATGGAACCAACAGAATCCCAAAAGAATACAATGTCATAAGGGATATCACCTTTTGCTTGTGCATCCAATACTTCATTAATATAGTCTGTGATTTGTTCGATATAATCAAAATCATCACGGAAAAGAAAGAATCCGTCCCACTCACCTGGATTAACTTCTTTAGCATCTAACCCCATTAACTGAGCGTGACCGAAACTCCATTTCTTTTCAGTAATAATAAAAATCGGTAGAATACCATTTTGTTGACACCAAATAGCAGATTTTAATAAACCTGTTGTTTTTCCAGTGTCAGAATGTCCCAAGAAAACATTTAAATGTCCAAGAGCGGGACCAGGAACACCTGTTGCTTTTTGGAAGGCCTCACCCAAGTCGATAAATTTATCGGCTTTGTATTTAGTTTTTGTACTAAACTTATCCTTCAAACTATCAAGTGAGAATTCTTTTTTACCTATTGCTTTCTTTGTTGTAGACATATTCTTTTAATTAAAATGGCATTTCATCATCATCTTCAGCTTCATCATCGATGACTGGGGATTTATATTTA